CCACTAGCCGCGCCCGGATCAGGCGACGGAGGAGCCCCGGCGCGCGGCCTTAGGTTCGTGGCTCCCAACATACAAACACACTCCCCCGATTTGATCGCATCCTCGCGTGGCGACCCATCTGGGGGCGACCCCCCTAGTCCTAATAGATTTACAAGCTTGCCTGCAAGATTCTTGTAAATTTTCATAATTAATTACAAGGATGGCATTTCGTAGAAAAACCTACAAAAAGCGTGCTTTTAAGAAGCGTACTTACAAGCGTAAGAGCTATGCTAAGAAGACCTCTATGAAGAAGATGGTCAAAAGGGAGATTGCGCGTAACATTGAGAACAAGACGTTTCAAGTCTTCAATGATTCACACGACATTCTTCCTTCCAACTCTGGCGGGTTTGATTCCCAGATCATTCCCGTCACCCCGTTTGGCGGTGCTTATCTGACCATTACCCAGGGAACTGGACAGGGCCAGAGAATCGGCAATCGTATCAAGATCAAGAAGTTGAAGTTCAAGGCGATCATTTACCCTACTGGTTACAATGCTGCTACCAACCCAACACCGGCACCGGTTCAGATCAAGCTGTGGTTCTTTTACGACAAGGAAGAGACACAGGCTATTCCTACTCCTCAGGGATCAGCTGATTTCCTCCAGTATGGAAACACATCCCTGGGATTTGGCAACAGACTATTCGATCATCTCGCACCAGAGAACAGTGACCGTTATCGTGTGCTTTGCACTCGTACGGTTAAGATTGGATACGCAGAGTACGGTGGCACGGGTGCCACTGGTTCTCTTCCTCTACAGGGCAACATGAGTAACAACGACTTCAAGTTGAATGCTACAGTTAGTGTTGACTTGACCAAGTACTGTGTGAAGAACGTGGTGTTTCGCGACACGTCTGCTACTCCCAGCACCCGCGGTATATTCATGATGGCGCAGCCGGTCTATGCCAACGGTAACGCACTCGCAGCCGCAACCATTCCAGCTCGGATGAATTGGCTTCAAGAGATTGACTATGAGGATGCTTAATTGTACAAATAACAATTGCTTTTAGGGGGTAGGCTTAGTATTACCCTACCCCCTAGTAATCAATAATCAATAATCAGGGTGGTTATCAAAGTGTCCCTTTAGGATACTGTTCGTAAAGGGCTGAATCAATAGATCACCAGCGTTTGATTATTTTTCATAATTAATCAAGCATGGCAGACAAAAAATACTACTCTTGGACCTTTACTTTGAACAACTGGACAGTTGAGGAATGTGAAGCAGTCAAAGAGTGGGAGTGCTCTTATCTTATCTTTGGAAAAGAAGTAGGAGAAGAAGGCACCCCACACCTACAAGGATATGTGTCATTTGCAAGTCAAAAGACACTAGCAACACTGAAGAAGAAGTTTCAAGCACGCGCTCATTGGGAGGTTGCTCGGGGAACTCCAAAGCAAGCTTCCGAGTACTGTCAGAAGGACGGCGACGTCTTTGAAAAAGGGACCAGACCGCTTTCCCAACAGGAAAAAGGCGCCCTAGGCAAGCGAGCATTCGAAGAAGCATTCGTCGCTTACAAAGAGAAGAGATACGAAGATATGGGTCAATTTGCGTTGAATATGAAGCAATTTGACTATCTTCAGGCAAAGATAGAGAAGCGCGACATCGTGTTGAAGACCATCGATGGCGAATTGGAGCACGAGTGGTATTACGGAGGTACTGGCACTGGTAAGTCTAAAAAGGCAAGGGATGAAAATCCCGATGCTTACATCAAGGACCCCAAGAACGCATGGTGGGATGGATACAACGGCCAGGAAGTTGTAATCATTGATGATTTCGACAAGTTTCAGGTCAAGCAGAGTGGTGACATGAAGCGATGGTTGGATCGGTACCCGTTCAAGGCGGAAGTGAAGGGAGGATATGCTGGGGACATTCGTCCTAGGAAGATCATCGTAACTTCCAACTACCACCCTCGCGAGATTTGGGAAGAAACCGATATCACCCTTAGCACGGTTATGCGCCGTGTTAAGGTAACTCATTTTCTCGCTCCACTAGCCGCGCCCGGATCAGGCGACGGAGGAGCCCCGGCGCGCGGCCTTAGGTTCGTGGCTCCCAACATACAAACACACTCCCCCGATTTGATCGCATCCTCGCGTGGCGACCCATCTG